GACGCCGATCGCAGTATTGCCGAGAGTGATGTAGTCGCCGACCTGGAACTCCTGCATGTACTGGGTCATGTAGGCATTCACGGCCGCGGCGTTTGCGGTCGGGCTCGAGAAGACGAGCGAGGCTTTAGAGGAGCCGATGTTGACCGAAAGGGTCGCTTCGGCATCCCCGTAGGAGGTCGTATTGACCGCGGCGGCGTTAGCGTAGAGCTTCGAGGAGTATGCGTTCACGGAGTCGCAAACGCCGATTCGGAGCGAGTTGCCGTAGGTCCCGCCGGGATACTTAGCCACGTACAGGCAGTTGATGTCGAACTGGCCGTTGGCGTACTTGTTGGCGAAATCGACGGAGTTCAGGACGACGCAGTCGAGCTGGTTCGAAACGTTGCTGGTGTTAGCGATGGCGTTCAGCGCACCGGTATTGGCCACGTTCGAGGAGGAGTTGGCGCAGCGGACGACGTACAGTGACGAGGAGTACCCGAGGAACGAAGCTGCCGTGAACCAGGTATCCGCATTGTTCGAGTTCGGTTCACCAAAGACTTCGGCCAGGTGGATCTCTGTATCGACCAGGATGCGCTCACCGACTGGACCCCAGTTGAAGACGCCGGCGATGCCGCCGGTCGTGGTCGGGACGGCCGGAACGATCGTCGTATCGTCGTACTCCGTGAAAGCGATTCCGGGCGAGAGGAAAGTAGTCATCGGTCACGGGGTCCTTTTCTTGTCACCGGGATTTACGGTGCTGGCTCTTTACGGCCGCGGAAGTCCTGCCTGGTATTTATGAAAAGCCGGATTCTCGAAAATCGCTTAGTTCCCATTCCTCTTCCGCTGAAGCTCCAGCCTCCAGAGCTTCTCTGCTCGGAAAGAGCCAGTTTCCGGACGTCACAGCCTCGGAATTGAGCATCGTCTCGGCGTCGTCCCCATCGCAGACGAAGCCGAACGGCATGAGGTCTTCGATAACGGAAGCGGAAGTATTGTCCCGGAGTTCCTGGAGCGTATTGACTCCGGTCATCTCTTTGAAGTACCTCTGATCCGAAAGCCAGGAAAAAAGTACTAGACCCATGACGAGGTCATCGTGCTTACCTGGCTCGGCCTCGTAGCTCTGTTTCTTCTTCGAGAACGTAGAGAGCTCGTAGATTGTCTCGGTGTCGTGGAGGATGAGCTGGTTCTGCTCGATCAGGAGCTTAAGGAGCGAGCAGCCGATAGCTTTCACGTTCTTCGTAGTCCTGATGCCGTGATCGGCCGACGGAGTAAACCCACCGGAAACCTGTTTCCCGTGAGGACCTCCCCCGATAGTATAGAGGAGGTTGTCGTACTCGTACTCGTAGTGAAGGGACGTCGAGACCTGCTCCCCGATGTCGTTGATCTCGACGAGGACGGCCGCCCTGTTGTAGGCGCGGCCGGTCAGGTTCACGACCTCGCAGTAGTCGATCGGGGTGACGGAATTCGATCGATAGGTGCAGACTTGCTCGTACGGCATCTGCGTGATATCGATCACCTGAAAAGCCGAGTAGTCGAGTCCCTTGCCCCTCGAGACGTCGACGATAATGCAGTAAGAATGGTCCGGGATGGGCGGGACGTACCGCATGAGCCCATCCTTCGACATCTCCGGGTCTTCGGCTACCAGTTCCCTGAGCTTGGCTCCGGAAATGAGAGTTCCGGAAGAGCCTTGAAAGCAGCACTCGTTTTCCTGCTCGAACTTCGCGGCGTCGCCGTTCAGGAGCTTGAGCTGCGCGGCGCGCCAATTCTCGTCTCTGCCCGGAACGTCGCGCCAGGTGACCATGATCGGGTTGTAGTCGTTCTTCTTGTCGACCGCTCCTTTCCAGATGGAATAGAAGTGGTTGAGTCCGAAGGGGGTCGAGACCATGACGACCTTGGTCTCCTTTCCGGACGAGATGGTCGGAAGAACGGAGGTAGAGAAGTCAGACCAGTTGGCAATCTGCGCGGCCTCGTCGATGAAGATGAAGGAGACCGAGAACCCTCGAATAGCATCGCTCGAGGTAGAACAGGCTATGATCCTGGAGTTGTTCTCGAGGCAGAACGAACCCTTGTTCCATTCCGTCACGCCCTGCTGGATCCAGAGCGGGAGGTGCTGGTATGCCAGCTCGATCCTTCCGAGGATCTCTCGAGCGACGTCTCCCTTGTTGGCCAGGAGGGCGACTGTCTTGTCCTCGTGAAAGATGACGTACCAGAGGAGCATGGCACAGACGACTGTTGTCTTCCCGCACTGACGGCTCGCCGTCACGCAGGTAAACCTGTTGTCCCGCATTGACAGCAGCATCTTCTTCTGGTAGTCTCGGAGTTTGAACGTTATCAGCCCGTCATCGAGGCTGATGATCTTCATGTACGTCTCGGCAAAGTAGATAGGGTCATTCGAGCAGCGGACGTATTCGTGAACCATTTTTGAGGTCCACTCGATGGATTGACCGGCGCGCTTCAAATTCTGGTTTGAATTGTACCCGCCTATCTCGCGCTTAGCCATCCTGTTCCTGGCCCTTCTTGCGCATGTCCTTTATGAGCTGACCGAGTTCGGCGGTCGAGCCGACGAATAGGTTGTTCGTGACGGTCCCTTTTTTCTCCGGCGTACCGTCGGCGTCATCCAGCTCCCTGATCTTCAACTGGAGGTCAAGGAGTCGAGCGTTGGCTTCGATCATCACTTGGATCATCTTGGCCAGGACTTCGTACGCCCTTGGGTTCTGCGACGAGAACGCTACCCTGGCCAGCTGCTCGAGCGAGACGTTCCCGTTCTCGATGGTTTCAAGGACGTTCTTTCGAGCAAACTCGAAGTCTTCCCTGGAAGACGAGGAGGCGGGCAGCGGTGCCGGGAGCTGCGGTGTCTCGAGGACCGATGGGTCCAGCGGGTTCAGGTCTTCGCGTTCGTCTGTCATATACTGCCGGTCCGTCAGGCTACGGATGAGGAGTTGACCGTCACGACGTACCCGAAGTCAGAGTTCACGAGGATGGTGTTCGAGTCGACGGAGAGTGATGCGTTGGAAGTCGGGGCTCCATTAGCCATCTGACCCGGCTGGACCGTAACAGAAAAGGCCAGTTCTGAGTTGGCTTCGGCCTGTACTTCGGTTTGTCCGTATCCCTCAGCGTAGTACCTCGACTCGATAAATTTCACGATCTTACCGGTCTTCACTGGTCCCAGGAAATACCCCTTCAGGACGAACCCGAGAGTCCACGTGATAGCCTGGTGATCCGGGAGAGGGCCGGTAGAACTGTCCTCGTGACTCATCGACGCGAGGACTATTGGGATCTTGGTAGTAAACCCTAGTTCAGGGACTAGGACCACTGAGGACGTGTAGTCGGGTGTGAAGTACGGGATGATCTGTTCGATGATCTTGTTGCCGTCGATCTCGTTCTTAGCGTAGACGTAGAGCTCGAAGCCTATGTTCCAGGGAACGGGAGTGAACTGGTACTTGAGAGAGTTCGGGTCGCTCGTATCGATCGCCGTCCTCCGAGTGGCGCTCTCCAGCTTGCGTCCGCCGTCGTACTGGAAAGACACGACGTCGAACGACATCATCGGGAGGGGAAGAGTTGCGGTCGGTCGGTCGATATCCGGATCTTCTCTTACTCTGGCCAGCATCTTCTCCTTCGAAGCGTACGTAATTGGCACGCGCACGAACTGTGTAACGGAATTGGAAGATGCCGAAGTCCGCTGGACGTTGATCTCGGAAAACAGAGTCCCGAAGAGCGAGACGTAGTTCTTCAGAGTTGAAAAATAAAAAGTTTCGTTGAACATAGAGACTATTTATCGATCGATAGTAAGTAGCACCACAGAGCGTTGACAGGGAACGGTTTCCAGTGTAGATCCGTATCGGGGGAGGTGAGCCATGACTTCAGACGGCATCCACGACTGCAAGAGTCCGAATCCCCCGAAGACGCTGAAGCTACTGGTCTTCACCGACACGACTCCGAAACAGATAAACGGCGTCGCTCGCTGTCTCGACGACATGGTCGCAGCGGCCCCGAAGAACCGAGTCGACGTCTCGGTCAAGTCAGCGATCGACTACCCCGGGTTCCAGCTCCCGTGGTACCCGGCTATCAGGATCGCATTCCCGACCACCGGAGAGGCCGTCAGAGCCATCCGCACGGTCGATCCCGATGCCGTTCACCTCATGACAGAGGGTCCGGTCGGAAGAGCTGGGAAGCGAGCCTGTCTGAAGCTGGGTATCCAGTTCACGACGTCGTACCACACTAGGTTCCCTGAGTACCTCGAGAGATTCTGGATCCCGAAGTCGGTGACTTACGCCTCACTCAAGAAGTTTCATGCAGCCGCGAAAAAGACTTTTGTTTCGTCGACTGTGCTCGGGAACGAGCTCCTGAACAAGGGATTTCGAAGCAACCTGGTCGTCTGGCCCAAGGGAGTCGATACTTCTTTCTTCTACCCGCGCGACTGGGTCAGGAGTCGGGAGATGAACAGAGTGAAAGTTCTCCTCTACGTCGGAAGAG